TAGCTAGGTTACGTCGTGCGTCTCTAAAGTCTGTCATTACTTGGCTGCCTTAGGTTTCTGCTTAGCGATACGTTCATTAGACTCGATCTGCTTAAGTTGAGCCTTGACCTTGTTGCTCCCGATGACGGTGTTGGCAGCTTGGATGCTTACCTTCTCGTCTTCGAGGTCTGCCATCTTCTTGATGTGCTCCATCTCTGCCTTGATCTTCTCGATCTCCGCCAGAGTCTTCATGTTCTCGTACTGTTGTTCCTTGAGCCCTTCCTTAGCGGCTTCGAGCTGGATCATCTGCATTTCTTTCTGCATCTTCTCCTGCTCTGGGTCAGGCTTGTTCATCTCTTCCAGCTGGGCCAGAATCTCGTCACGCTTAGGTGAACCAGAGAGTTCTAGGATAGCCTTGAGGATGAGCCCATGCTGTGGGGAATCCGGTGGGATGTTGCTTAGTAGACCAGACAACTGTGCCTGTTCAAACTCTCGTGCAACCATGCCCATCGTGCCACGTACTGTGAAGTCATAGTCCACGGGGTAGCGCTTAGGATCAAACTGCATGTAGCGCCACATAGCCTTGCGGATCAACGGGTTCAGGAACTGACGCTCCATGTTCCACATCGTTCTACGCATACGCTTGAGGGCAGATGACTGGATCATACCGATGCCAGAAGCTGTCTCGTTGCGTCGGTCTACGTTAAGGGGAGCATTAGACTCAATGCCACCTGTCGCTACCTGTACCAGACGCTCCATCTCAGAGGACTGGTTGAATGTACTAGGGTCTATGTTGCCGAGGATTACTGGCTCAAGGACCTCACTAGGACGTCCTCGTGTTAGCCAGACCTTACCCGGTCTGACACGCATGTCGGGATTCCTTGGCAGCCGGGTAATGTCAGCACCCATCATAGGAGAGGTAATTAACCCCAAGGCATCCATACGTGCTCGCAACTCGGCATCCAGAGCGCGTTGGGCATTCCAGCCCTTCTCTGCGACCCCTCGTCCCCAGAACTTGCCGGGAACGACACTGTGTTGGTATGCGATGATGGGCCGATCCTTCATGATGAACGGATTGACCACAGCGCGCAATACTTCGAGCTCGTTACCGATAGTGACGATTACCTCTACGTGCCCGTTGCCTTGGATGTCTTCCTTCTCGATGGTTACACCGGGAACAGACCTCATGAGGCTTACTGGCACTAGGCCATAGTATTCTGTAACAAAGACAGAGCCGTCGTCTTCGTTAGACTTCGTAGCTCCATCAGGTGTCTCGATTCCAGCAGGTGAAATGGTAGTACTCGCGTTGTTACCCATAAGGGGTACGTTGCGGTACAGGCCAGCTTTCTGCTTGGACCAGATTACGTTGCGCGGTACGTTTGTCTCGTGAGCAACAAAGTAGGCTGTCTGGATGTCACGCGCCTGAGAGTCAATAACGAACTCCCAAGGTGGGATAGCATCTAGTGTTACCATAGGACGGTAGTTACGTTGAACCTTACCGTTCTTCATTGTGTTGACTTCACGGCGGGTTATATTGATCTTGCCAATACCCGTACCATATAGACTGCCGTTAAGCGCAATCTTCGCGACGGCGTCAGGGACACCAGCACGGTCTAAGTCTTCTTCCAGCACCTTGTGTGCCGCCAGAACATCATCCTTCTCTTGGTCGGAGACGTCGTCTGAGATATCAAACCAGCGCTCACGGTCAAAGATAGCGTCCTCGATAGACGCGGTGATACCCTCAATGGATGCGGCCAGAGCCGGTGCAACTAGGCGGGAGCGTTCCCCGTCACGTGTAGCATCAGAGCCAGCGAATACGCCACGGAAGGTGCGTTCGTACTTGTCCCAGTTAGCTTTATGTACTCTATCACGGACGTCACGGTTCTCCGAGACAATGCCCATGATGTGATGTACCAGCCCAGAGAAGCCACCTGTCTTAGCGTTAGCGTTAATTGGCTCGCTGATATCTACTTTCGCCATATTAGTATCCTGCCTCGTAGTCTTGCGGAGTCCAGTCGTCAATCAGGGTAATCCCCCAAGTAGCGACGTCGTCGGCCATCTGGTCGATGTACGACACGGAGTCTATTAAATCATCATGTGCCAGCGGGTTAGGGAAATCTACCGCTTGGCTAAGGAACTTACCGACCCACTTATCTTCAAATGGCAGGTCATCGTCTGGCTCAAGAGTAATCTGGCACTTCTCCGCTCTTCCCTGCAGCGCCCACTTGATGCGGTCTTCTTTCTTGGTGTTGCCGTGAGAGAGGCCCTTAACGGTAAAGTACCCATACTTGTGCATGAGTTCACCTAAGTAGCCACTCTGCCCGTCATCTCCAGCCACAGCGTTCTTTGCCATGCCCTTCTCGATGCCAACAGCACATCTTCCGTAATCCCGCCATGCCTTAACTATGCGTAGGGCTGTCTCTCGGACATCCCATTGGCCGTGGATAATCTTCTCGATGTGCCAGCCGTACTCGTGTATACGAGCAATAGTGATGGCGTGGTCATCTAGGACTACCTTCGAGCGGTTCTTACCTTCTGCGTTCGTAAACCCAGCTAGGTCACATGCAATGACGTACTCACCGGGGTGAGGGCATTCCATGGTAGGGAACATCTCGTGGTTGAATATCTTACCACCTGTGGCTGCGAAGGATGCCTCAAGCTCCTGCTTGCGTGCTTCCTCACCCAGTCCCTCTACTAGCTCCTCAATCTCCTTTCGAGAGATGTGGGTGTTCATAGCAGACTTGAACTGGAAAGCCTTCCAATTAGTGGTATCCTTGCCAGACTTAGGGTCTTTGCCCTGATCTGCAGCCATCCACATGTCGTAGAAGTGGTTCTTACCGTCCGGTGTACCAATGAATAACGCACCACCCTCTGCCTTAGCGAGAGCTGGACGGATAACGTATTCCCAGACTGACGGCTTCATGAAGGCATACTCGTCCATAACGACGAAATGCAGACCAACACCACGGAGTGAGTCCGGGTCATCTGCGCCTTTGAAGCGAATGAGTCGGCCATTGTTAAGCCTGATCTCACCTTCGTTCTGTCTTACCCCTTGTATGAGCCCTTGGCCCATATCCATCATTACTTCCCACAGGTTCTCGCGTGCTTGCTTGAACGTAGGGCCAACGTAGTAAACAACCTCTGATGCTAGGTCTACCTCTACTCCGTCTGTTCGGACTTTGGTTTCGTGTGAAGCGGCCTCGTAGAGGCGGTACGCAGCATAGAAGCTTTTACCGAATCGTCTACCCGCTGCCACCACTTGAAATCTGTGGTCGTCGGCATCGACGATAGATTGTCCTTCGTGCAGGAATATGTCCATTCTAGTCCTCTATGAGCCACGGAAACTCTCTTCTGATCCATGAGGGCTCTTCCCCTTCAAGCCATGCAAATCCAGCAGGGTCGTGGTTAGCACGCCGTGCTCTCTCTAGGTTGTAGTGGTAATCAAACCCATATTCACCAAACTCGTAAGTATTGGGTGGGTCCTCAAACCAGTAGCTTAGGTTCTCTTCTGTGACTTCTGGGCAGTCTGCGTACTGTCCGGTGTAGTCGTTGATAATTGCAGGGATTGTCTCCAAGCCCGCTCGTTGTGCAGCTCGGACCCGTGACCCCCCAAAGCTAAGAAATGTGCCTTCCGGTAGGCTCCATACGAGTATAGGGTTTCTAACTCCTTCTTCTCGGATGGACTCTGCGAGGGCTTCGTGGAACTCTGGCTTAGCTGCTTTGCTGATCTCCGGGCGGTGCGTCCAGCCATTAAGTTGTAGGCTAGGCCCACCATACTGACTATTACGTATAAGCCGACCAAGAATACTAGATATGGGAACATCTGCGAATCTGACATCAAACTCTCTCATATACCAGCACAGCACGGTCCTTGTACTGCCCCTTGCTGAATTTAGTCACATGTTGGAACTCAGCCAAGTGTAGGCCAGTATTTAGTCCCTCGATGTACTTTCTCCACTCTGTGGGCTCTTTGATGAGCAGGTGGAGGTCTTGTCCGATGTAGGGGCCTTCCCCAAACGTCTTGCCAGTCTCGTAGCAAGCAATGTCGAGAAATAGTACTTTTCCCGTCTTAGAAGCCAGCGTCTTAACCACATTTTCAATGAGTTCGGGCTCCACGTGCTCAAGCACATCTGTGCAGGTCACTAGGTCGAATTGCCCCTCTGGTACTTCATCCTTACCCGGAATGCCCGGATCGTACTCAGACCAGTCTAACTCTTGGAATCCTTGGGAGAGCGTGCCTTTTCCGCAGCCGAAATCAAGTGCTGTCTGTAAGTAAGGCCTATTAACGAGCTGGTCGGCCAGTAGCTCCCCAGAGTATCGAAAGCCCGTACTACCCCATTTGGAGCCGTTGTGCTCTTTCTGGAGTTGTTTAGCATACGATTTGCTTATGGTATCGTTCTTGAATAGCTCTGCCATCTATTTTGCCCCTTGGTTCTTCGTATTCTCCAGATTGCATTCTGGCCCTAGCTTCGTCGTATCCTGATAGGATGTATTCGGTGAGCTCGTTATATTTATTGTGGTGTGCCTGAAACCACGAAAGCTGGGCGGTATAGGTATCGCGGCACCCGGTGTAACACTGAAGTAGTGAATGTTCCGAATCCGCATATGCTTTGCAGCCCGCAATGATAGCATCAACCCCCACTGTTGATGAGTAGGTGTATACTTCCCCGTAACGCTGCAGTACCACCTCAATCGGTTCAAGAGTGCCTTCCAGAACCATGAGAGGATGGGGTCTAAAATCGGCTTCCGGTAATAGAACCCGCTTGTTAAGTATCCAGTCAACATGGTCATGCCCCCTCAGGCTGTGATCCGTCGGCTTTTGGCCGATAATGAGCTGTGGACCCTCGTGCATAGGTTGTAGCTCTGGACGCTCTCTAGGAGCCTCTGGAGCCGTAGGACGCCATGCACCACCCATAAGTCCGTTGTATCCCCAAGAAGAGTAGTGCTCAAGGTCAAATGACCTAAACACAGGAGCTTCCATTATGATATAGGGGACCCGTTGGTCTATAGCGCTCTGTAGAGAGACACTAGGAGCGAACCCAGACTGCACGTATAGGTCCGTATGGGGCGGTAAGGGGGTATCCCTACCGATTGTATCAGTGGAGTGACCAGCGTCCCTGAGAG